ATTGAATTTGAGGTCCAATTGTTTCTAAAGGATTGACGGTACAACTTCCACCACTCGCTGTTGATCCTGCATTTGATGCAGCTTTAATAGTAAAAGTGGTAATAGTTGGAGAAGTTTGAACTTCAAATAATTTTCCCTCAAAATCAGCATCACTATATCCCCCAGGAATCGAAGATACTGATGTTAGTTCAACTATATCCCCTGGATTAAGTAAATGATTTGAAGTAGTAGTAATTGTTATATCAGGAGTCCCTACTGCAGTAGTAAAAGTAGAACTAGTAAAAGTATCTATAGAAGCGGGATAACCGCTAGTTCTATAGGGAGTAATATCATAATAAGTTCCTTCATAATAAAGAAGTAAAAATTTATCCATACCTATAGCTAAATATTTTCCTCCAATATTATCTCTAAAAGAATATAATTTTCTAGATACTGCATTAAGAGTTGTAGATCCTAATGCTTCCCACCCACCTACTTTTTGAGCTAAACCATATCTAAATCTAACATTATCTCCACCGACCCATCGTGCGACAGCGCCGATTTCCGTGTTTTGTTTATCGTATCCTGGTTTTATTTTAAAAACGTTGAGAGGCACGTTTACCTCCTATGACAATTTATTCGTATATACCCACCCAGCTGTGGCATCCGACGAATAAATTAAAGTGAAAGCTGCTCCCTGAACAGCTACTGGGCCAGTTGTTAAATCAGAGCCTGCACCATTAATATTAGAACCATTTCTTGCAACGGTTAAATTATGAGTATTAAAAGTTCTGTTTGCATCAATAAATGTAACTTCATCACCTGTACTAGGTGTGGCAGGTAGAGTAACAGTTACAACTCCTCCGGAAGTATTACAAAATACTACATCATTATTTACTGCTGTATAACTTGTTCCAGTGGCTACACTTATATGTCCTTTACTAATTAAACCTGACGAAACATTAGTACCATTCGAATATAATTGAATTGTTGCATTATTAGGAATGGAAATTCCTGTTCCACTCACAGTTTTAACTGTTAAACTATATGGGTTAGCTGCTCTACTTGTAGAATCTTTTACAATAAAAACTCTTTCTGACGAATCAGGCATTGTAACTACCCTATTACCCGTTAGTGTCCCTGTTAAATCAAAAAATAAATTTTTTCCATTAGAAGTAGCCCCTTGATCTAATGCTAAATTTACATCAGCTGCACCGACCGCTAAAGATAAAAATCCACTAGAGGATTGTTCTAAAATCTGTAAATTAGTATTAGTAATTGTACCCCATAACCCCGCTTTTTCACCGGTAGTTATTAGTTCTAATTTAATATCATTTGAGTATGTTGATGGCATATTTTCCTTATACTTTAATTATTATTAATCTTCAACCCTATTCCCCAGGAGAAGGAGAAGCAATAGCAGTTCTAATAGTACCACTTTGAAACTCATCTCTTCTTCTTCTACCCTGTTGTTCTATTCCGTATGTTGCCATAGCTCTACCATAAGATTGTTCATATAACTGTAATAAATCCGCCGGTCCTTTCAAATACCCATAGGTCTCTGTAAGACATGCATACAGAATTAAATCAGGGTAATTAGTAGCTACATAAGTAGTCGTACCATCACTCGCTGTAATTGTAGTTGGTTGTTTCACGTAAGCCACATGACACACATAAGCTGCATCAGGAGTAGGAGCTAAAAATAAAGTAGTAGCATTTCGTCTCCCAAAATATTTAGGAATATTATTAGGAGCCGCGGCAGCTGTCCCTGGTGTAGGATAAAGTTCTTGTAAGAAAGAAGTTTCTCTATATTCTAAAGGTTTTCTTTGGGCAGGTGTTTCATTTGTATCATTAATATAAATATATCTTATAAATCTTGTATCAGCTGGAACGGTAACTTCTCTATCATTTGGAGTTAAAGTTATAGTATCATAAAAACGCGCAGCGTCTGTATCTGTTTCCCTAAATATTCTTGCTTCTGCATTTTTAGCTATAGTCACAAGAATAGCGTCAGTTAAAACTGTATTATCTACTTCTGTGTAGCTTCTAATGTCTGCTTTTAATTCACCCCAATTCATAATTATGCTTTAAATACTACAGGTCCCGATGCACACTGTAAACCGCCTCCTTCTGCCACTGTACTCGCTGTCACCGTATTAGTAAAGTTAAAACTATTATAAACTGTAATAGTAGATGGTTCCCCTGGATTAGGAACTGTAGAGGAATTCATCGTTATTTCAAAAGATCCAAAGACATTCGATCCATCAGCATGAGAACCAGCAGTAGTATTACCTGGAGTAACTCCTCTAAAAGGAGCTGCGGTACCTCTTACGCACCCTGTTAAATTATTTCCAACTTTCCCCGTATATTTAATAGTTTCATTTTGATAAAGTAAAGTTGTAGGATTTATTTTTTCAATATAAAAATATCCCGCAGTAGGGAAATAAGTTGCATCGGTTAAAGTTATAGTCGCTGCAGAATCTGAAATTGCACCATTTAATGTAGTAGCTAATTGTATTGCCGCTATAGGAAGATTAGCAACGCCCGTTTTAATTTCTGTAAAGACTACAAAGTCTCCAGTTTTATAACCACTGTTTGGAAAAGAACATCTGACAACAGCCGAAGCTGCAGTAGTACTAAATGGATCTTGGGGTAAAATATCCCAAGTCGGTGGTTCTGTTCTTCCCGGTCTCGCATCTTGTAAACCCTGTGGGTCTCCACTGATTGGTGTAGGGTCTAATTGAGGTTGTTTTGGTTCGTACTCAGAAATATGTACAAAAGCTCCATTCCATTCTTTTACCATTTCCTTGTAAGGAAACTGCACTCCTGATCTGTCTGAAATTGCAATTGCGTGTCTACCTTTTGCTGAATTTGTCATACATTAAATCTCCGGATAATATGTTCTCGGTGTTACAAATAAACTTGAAGAAGAACCATCTTGTTGTAATGCTCTTTGTATCTCATCTTCATATAACATTTTTAAATCCTGTGTTCTTTCAGGTTTAAATTTAAGTGCTAAATAATAAGCCAGTCCTGCTGTCATACAAGGTACAAATCTATAAGGTAAATCTACATCGTTTGAGTATTTACCAACATCTTGAATTCTTTTTGCATAATAATAATTTATACTATTACCAGCTTCTGTTGCACTAGGAGTTAAAAATAAAGTAATAGTAACTCTGTCAATAAATCTTTGAACAAAATATTGAGTGGGTGCACCTTGTGCTGATTTGTTAGCAAAGGCTTGATAAACAGATCTATTTACTTTTGTTAATGGATAATCAATACTTTGAGCATTTCTATATGAAGCTTCTAGGATATCATCTACTCCATAGATAGCAGTGGCATCTGAAGTGCCATCACCTGTTGATCTGTACATCGTATAAACTGATTGGCCTTGAACTAAAGTTAAATCATTATTTGCAATTTCCCAATAGTGAAGACCTCTATTAGCCCACTCTTGAAACATAATATTTAATGATCTTCTGGCAGAACTTAATTGTTGACCAGTTACACCAACCATTCCTATTCTTTCATAAGATTCATGAACTATTTCATCAATAGAAAAACCTTTTTCAAAAATTGTAGTTCCTGAAGTAGTATTAGCCATCCAGCTTTACCCATCGTAGAATACTGAAATACTCGTAGCTAAATCTGTGGTACCTAAATCTATAAAGGAACCAGCATCAAACAATACTCCATTGTCTGGAATATATGGATCTACTGGAGTTTGATCAGTATGTACTCCCATTTCTAGTAATTTAGTTCCTGTTGTGGAAGTGTTATGAAAATTAATAAGACCCGCTGTTCCTGAAGGTACAATATGCATTCCTCGTACTCTCGTTCTTCCTCCAAAAACTACACCAGTTCCAGTTGTAGTTGCAGTAGTTCCCGCTTCTATATCTGTTGATGTACCGTTTTGAGAAATTTCTCTTACTTTAGTAAAAACTTTAGTACTTGTCACAGTTGAACTTCCAGCTGGTCCAACTAGAGTTTCAGAAATAATATCATTATCCACTCCTAGACCCTCTATAGTTAAATTAATTCCATTGTTAGTCACTGCTGTTGTCGAAGTAAGAGTAATAGTTGTTCCTAAATTTCCGGGAACATCAACTCCCCTATAGGCATGTGCTGACGCTCCAGTAGAGCCATCAGTTAAAGTTAAATTTCCCGCGCCTGTTAAGGATTGATTTAACATAATAGAATTAGTGTCCGCTAACGCGGCTGCAAAAGTTTTCGATTTTATTTGCGAGACATTCGCCATATTTTTCTCCTTTTAAAAGAGCTCCCGAAGGAGCTCTAAATATTAAATTATACTCTTACCCAACCGGATGTAGTTCCACTAAAAACATACTCACCAGTACCAGTACCAAAACCTCTTGGAAGTAAAGTTCCTTTATTAAAGTTTATTCCACCAGTACCACCAGCGCCTGACACAATTCCTTCAATACCGCCAGCACCTGTGTAATATACATACTCGTTGTATGTAAAAAGAGAATTAGCAGCAGTCACGTTTTTTATTCTAATCGTGTCTCCTAAAGCTCCTGCCGGAAATGTGATAATAATATCAGCTGATTGCGCCGCATTATCAACAAATAATCCAGTAGCTGCAGTAGCCGCTTTATTCGCTGTAATAGTTTCCCAGTTAACCGAACCGACTGAACTTGTACTTCCGTCTGCGTTTTGTAGTATTATTTCTCCATTTTTACCTTCAGAAGTAGTTGTTGCTTTTCTTCCGATAATCAATGGTCCTGTAAATGTAGTGTTTGCCATAATTAAATCCTCCTAGTTTTTTTGAATACTGTCTCTAGGCCGTCGACTATACGCGTCAGTATTCTAAATTAATTGTATAGTATGTTTTTTATACAATACATTTAATTAGAGCGCAAGAGGGCTTTATCAATGTTGTGATTTTTATATAAAAGTAGCGTTTAAGTAGCTACTGAAACTGTAGGTGCAGATTGCTCAATATTGTTTTGTCTATCTGCTATTTTGGCCTCTTCAAGCTTTATATCCTTAATAACGTCTCTAATCGCGTTATCAATTCTGACCATGTCAAGAGTATACTTACCTTCTTGATTATACTCCAACTGCCACTTCAACTCCAAGGACCGTTTTTGTTTGTACAGGTCTTGTACCATTAACAACCTCCTCATAGGTTATTCTTTTCACACGAGAATCATACATATCTCCCGTGTATTCCCAAACTATACTTTTTTCTCCCACTTTGTCAAGGATTGCTTTTTCAAGGGAATGAGGGTTATCTTCTGATTTTATTTTAAACCTACCATGATGGTCGTAGGCATAGATATTAACCAGGAAATCTTTCATTTTTAACTTATTTATTAGTCTTTAAGGTGTGCCCAAACAGGTAAATCACTAGCTTTTCTTCTAGCCATTTCGGCGTCTAGTTCACTAGCTGTTAATTGATCTGAACTTTCAATTTCCGATTTTTTATCATTAAAGAATGCAATCTTTTCTTGAAGAGGAACTAACTCATCAGCTGGTGTATCATCAACCATTGCTTCTAGTTCTTCAACCTTTGCTTCTATTCTACCTAAAATATTCTCTTTGTTTTTAGGTTTAAAATCCGGGTCTTGTAATTTTGCGTATATTCCTAAAGCCATAATGTTTTTCTCCTTATAATTTCTGTTTTTATATACATGCTTGAAATTAATTTCAAGTTAATTCTACAAGGGGCGATAAAATTTCG